GTTCCTCGCTATCCTCCGCCCAGATATGCGCCGAGTGCACTGCCAAGAATGTTCCAGACACCGCTGTTGCCACCAGTCGTCTGCTGCTGCGTCTGGCCGGCATTAGGCTGCCCAGTGAGCAGCGATTTCAGCGTGTCGAATTGCCGGAACGGCCACTCCACGCCCTGCTGATAATTCATGTAGTCGTAGTCCCTGAGCTTCTGCCCCTGCTGCTGCTGCATGTTGCCGACGTTCATCTTGGCGTTCAGCCGCTGCAGATAATCGGCGTTGTTGGCGAGGCCGAAGTCCATCGAAGACTGGCCGCTCTGCAATTGCCGCTGCAGCGCCTGCTCACGCAGCGCCTGGTTCTGGGTATCAGCCTGGAACATGCGGCCCACGTCGCCAGTGCGCGCTGCCATGGCCTGATTGTAGGCGTCGCTGTAGCCGCGCCCGGTGACGTCGGCGATTGAGTTCATCTGCTCGCGGTTGGTGAGGCTGTCGGCCACTCCATGCCGGGCATCGCCAAAGGCGCCGCCGGCGGTGGCTGCCTCGCCCGACTGGATGCGCTGCCGCGCCGCGGCCTCGTTGAGGTTGCGGATCTGCGGCTGAACCACCTGGTTGACGTAGGGGTTCATGTAGTCGGAGATTTTTCCGAGCGGGCCGCTCTCATCGACCACCCGACCGGTGTTGACCTGCCCCGCCGGCGCCGCGCCGTAGGCCTGTGCCTGTTGATTGGCGTATTGATAATAGCCGGGATTGCCGCCCTGGTCGGCGAAGGCATTCACCTGGCCAAAGGTGGACCGCTGGTCGTCGCTGAACGGCTCCAGCCGCTTGCTGCCCGAGTAGCCCGGATAGGACTGGTTGGCGATCTGCGTCGCATACGGGATCATGTATTCCCGAATGCGCTGCGTCAGCGCGTCAGGCGTAGTTTTCGTGGTGTTTTTCGGATCACCGCCGCCAAAGAGACAAATGGTCAGAACCCTCCCTGCGGTCAGGCAACTTTGAGCACGTAACCAAAGGGAAGGAAGCCAACCAAAGAACTGACACGACGGCGTTTCGCCTCCCGACCGGGATTGAACACCGTCAGAATGCCAATTTGCCCGCCGGCATTGGCTAGCTCAGTAAAGGCGAGGCGCAGGTCACGACCAACCGAGTCCCCGCGCCAGGCCACCTTAACGTAAAAGAACTCGTCACACAGCAGGCTTTTGTCCGCATACGGCAGGGGCACCTCGCGGATGCCTATGGCGCCGGCGATCTCCCCGTCGCGCATCTCCACGATCAGCCGCTCCTCGCTGACCATCCTGGTCACCCAGGCGATGGTCTTTTCGTGGTTGAGCGGCGCCAGTCCGTTCTCGGCATGGAAGGGCAGCATCAGCTCTTGCATGATGACCGGGATGTCGGCGGGAATGGCGAGGCTGATCACGGTGGGTTCTCGAGTGCAGTCAGCCGTGCCTCAATGGCAGCCAACCGCGTGTCGATCGCGTCCAACTGCTGAACGACAGCATCGAGCTCCGGATCACGCTCCCCCGACGCCAGCTCGATCTCATGCATGCAGTGCAGCAGCCAACGATGCCGTGACTCAAACTCACCCGGGTTCGGCGGCTTGCCGAGAAAGAGCTTTCTCATCGCCGCAGACCGGCCCCCTCGACCTGCAGCCAATGCGTCCCGTCGCGGAAGTCGCCGTCGAGGATCTCGGATTGCGATAGCCGGTAGCTGAAGAAGCGGCCCGCCACACGCAAATCGGTCAGCTCGGTGTTCAGGGCCAGCGTAGCTGTCTCGCGATCATAGGACAGCGACTGCGGGCGATCGCGCGCCTGCACCTCGAGCGCGATCTCACCGATCTGCTGTTCGAAGTCAGGAGCGAACCCGAAGATGTCGACGCTCTGCTTCTTGTCCGACGGGATGCGCCACAGGCCCACCTGGTAGTGCCAGTTCAGCGGCGCGCCATCAGCATTGCGGTTGTTCTCCTGGTCGTGCTCGTAGAGCCAGCCATCCTTCGAAGAGAGGATCGGCAGGCGGCTGCGCTGTGACTGCTGGGCGCCACCGACGCGCGCTAATGTGCCGTGGATCCACTCGAAATTCTCCAGGTTGACCGCAACGTAGAGATCCGGCTCCGGGCTGTTGTGGGAGGCGAAGGTCCACCACACCTCACGGAACGGCGGATTAAACCAGCACGTCGTCTTCACCCGGTTGGCCGAATCCGCGTGCTCCAGTATCCACGCCAGGACATTGTCCTGGTTCGGGATGGGTGAGATCTGCCCGCTGTACATGTGAAAGCTGGAACAGCCGAACCAGTAGCAGGTGCCCGTCTCGTGCGCGAAGGCGCCGGGACCAACGAGGCCGCAATTGGTACCGAGCAGGTCGGTCGCGTAGATCGAATTGCCGCCGATGTAATGTGCGCTGTAGACGGATGTGTCGGAGAAGATCAGCGACACACCGCTCAGCCGGCACCCGGCAACCAGGTGCGAGCCAGTGCCCAGCGTCCGTATGTTGGCAGTGTTCTCGAGGGTCGGGATCCAATCGTAGGGATTGTCACGATCCGGCCAGACCAGGCGCATCCCTTCGCACAGGACGAAGATGAACCGCTCCGGAGTGACGAAGGCGTAGATCGTGTCGAAGGGAGAACCCGGCATGACCTCCGGGCGGTCCATGGTGTTCTCGTTCCACATGTAGACCTGGCTGCCCTGGTAGGCGAACAGCCCGTTGGTCCCATAATTGTCGAGTGACCAATGGCGCGGCGGCTTGATCTTGGCCGTGCCGACCGGCGAGCGCGCCACGCCATAATGGAACGCCCCGTAGGGGCCGGTGCCGTAGCCGACACCTTCCTGCGGGTTGATGTTACCGTTGGTGATGTAATAGCCGATCGTGGACACGAAGGCTAAAGTGGCATCGCCCGCCGCCGCCTGGTTATCGACGATGGTGTAGTGATCGACGTCCACTACGGTGAAAACCGCGTACTCGCCGCCGATCGTAAGACCGCCAACCACGACATCCGGAGTGATAAAAATCCGGTCCCCGACCTGCGCGCCGTGCGCCGGATCGGTAATCGTAACGGTCTGTGATCCAGCCGCGGTAGAGATAAACATCCCCGGCGTATCCGCTGCCACAGTCGCCCGGTAGGGCGTGATGTCGGTGACTTCGTTGCTGGAATCGAGGGCGTAGAGCCGCTGCTCTGTGCCGGCGATCTTCACCTCCAGCCGCGAGCTCTGCACATAGCAATAGAGGCTGCGCGGGATGCCCAGCAATTGCTGCGAATTGAGCCTTATCCAGCCGCCGATCTTCTGCGCCTTCTGGTTATAGAAGCGCACATGATCCATGTCAGTGAAGCGACCGACTGCCGTCGCCTCACTGAGCGTCTTCACGACCCCTGGAGGGATGGTCAGCTCGGGCATCGCGTCACCTCAGAGCGTGTAGCCGAGAATATGGACCCGGGCAGTGGTGATCGCCGGCGTTAAAATCCGCACGTAGAACTTCCCCGCCTCGACCATTCCAAGCGTGAGATGCAAGGAAAAGGCCGCCCCCTGGCCCTCCAGGCGATATTCGCCATAGGTGCCGGGGAGAATGCCACCGACCACCGCCGCCGGGGCAATACGTGAATCCGTGAGTGTGCCTGCCGGTGCCAGCGCGATGAAATACAGCCGCACCGTCGTCGCCTCGAGCGGCACCTGCGCCGCAAGGTTTGGCGGGAGCTGCCAGTTCACATTCGCAGCATCGAGGGTGAGGCCGGCGCCGTCGGGGACAGATACGGAGTTGCCGCACTGGTAAAACGTCCCCAGTGTGCCGTCAGCGCCGCGGTAGACGGTCCCGACATAGCCCCTGAACGTGTAGCCGGCAGGCATGGTGGGGCCGGCGGCGATCGTCGCGGCGGGGTCGGGCCCCTTGGCGCCGCGCGACAGCGACAGCAGCGCCGACACGGTGCCGGCAGTCGTGCCGATCAGGTAGATGGAATACCAGGAGGAGCTGGCGCCAGGCAGGACCCCGTCGAAGCCTCCAGCCCCCGCGGTCGTGATGTTTACCGTCACGTTGATCCCGGCAAACCGCTGGATCAGGCCGGCGGAGTTGGTCAGCACCGCGGCCACGGCGCTGATGTTGACCGTCGACGACGAGGCCTGGCGGACGATCAGGTTGGAGCTCTCGCAGATCTGATTGTTGGCGCCGGAAGAGCGCAGGATGTCCACGGCGGTCAGGTTGGCCGGCGTGACGGCACGCGTCGTATCGGTCCCCTCCACCGCCTCGGCATCAGTCGCCAGCTCGACGTCGCCCTTGACCGTCGACGACGCGTCGATAATGCGCGTGTCCAGCACCGCATCCAGGGTGAGCGGCGTGATGGCCCGGTCACTGTCGGTGCCGGCCTTGGCCTCCACGTCGGTCGCCAGTTCGATGATGCCTCTGGCGTCATAGGAGGCAGGCGGGATGCTGGCAGTCACCCCAGAGGCGGGGTTGAGGAAAATCCACGCGGCAGTGCCAGGCGCGCCAGGGCGGTAGACAAAGTCGCCGTAATAACCGAGCGGGAAGTCGCCGCCGGCGAGTGGCTTCTCCACTCCCTCGATGAACTTGACCACCGGCTCCGGGCCGCCAGCATCGAGAACATCCAGCGTCAGCGGGCCGGTGTTGCTGACTCCGGAGCGGAGCAGCAGCCGAAAGCCTGGAACACT